TCCAGTGCTTGCGGCAGACAAGCCAGCTGATGCACCTTGCGCCATTGAAATAAACGCCGCGTTTCCCGCATCAACAAGAGCCAAAGATGTTGGGTCAATAGCACCTGTAACTGTAAGTTTACTATTTACAACTACCGCACCCGTACCATTCGGTGAAAGAATAATATCTCCATTTGCGCCATCAGTAATGGTAATCGTTCCAGTTGTGGCATTACCCGTTTGAAGCGTCAAATCATTATTTCCTTGAGAACGTAAAATACCTACGGCTGCGCCATTACCCACGGAAATACCATTGATAGAATTTTCAACTGTCATTCTTCTCACTAAAAATAGACCAGTTGATGCATAGAAAATCATGATACCTTTTTCAGACCCCGCAGTCACTTCACTAGCAACACTTTGAAATCCTCCAAACAACGCTACTGAACCTACAGAATTATTCCCATAAAAATGCACTCCACCAATATGGTCATTATTCGCAGGTGATGCAGAATTATGATAGTAATCTAATATTGGTCCTTCTGGACCAGCATCATTACTTTGAAAACGTATCCCATTTTGGGGATTTGAACCAACAAACCCAAAAATACCAGACTTTTCTATGTAAAATTCAGCCACATTTCTAGAAGAAGCAGTATAAAGTTGATTAACAATTAAGGTATTCAAAGGACTAATTGCCGTTCCAGTAATTTCTAATTTTGCATTTGGAGTATTTGTACCAATCCCCAAAATATTATTAGTATCATCCCAGAAAAAGTTTGGATTATCTTCCTGTAACTTTAATCCGGCACCAACGAATAAGACTGAACCAACTGTGCTACCAACAACATCAGTTACTCCAATCTCAATGTCACTTACACCAGGAATTGTGACCGTGACTGCGTTACCAATAGCCGTCGCAGTCACTCCGGCTCCCACGAAATCAAACGAAGAAACAGACGGAGTGATAGATATGCCCTCATCAAATACTTCTATATTAGACGACGCAATCACCGCCGATACCTTAAGACGACCTGTTGCTGGGTCAACAAGTAGACGCCTAAACTCCGCCGCCACATCATCCGTTACTCCAAGTAGTGTATGACGATGGTTATCATCAATTCGTGAATTCTGATTTGCCACAGAATTTCAATTAGGAAATCTTACTGCTTACATCAGGAATTTTATTCGCAAGTTCTTTATGTTTCTGATACATATAACTTTCTTGAAGCTTGCGGATAAAATATTTCTTTATAAATTCTTCCTTAGTCAACTTCTCTTTGATCAATGGATTGTATTCCCTGTATCCATTAGCCTCACAAAAACAATTCGCAATCTCGTCATCCTCAATTTTGATTGTTATTTCCATATTAGATTAAGTAAATTAAATTTATTATTAAACTAAATTTACCCATGCGCCTGCTTCGTAACCTTGGAATTTATTAGCTGTACTATTGTAAAGCACCATGCCATTCACCGCCGTTAATGCGTCACGTTGAGTAGTAGTCATTCGAGGAAGAAGCAGCGCTCCGACCGTGCTAGTCAAGTCTAAGAGGGCAGAAACAGCTGGTGCCAACGTGCCCATGCCGATATTATTCCTAGAAGCGTCAAGAAAGAAAAGATTAGGGTCGGTGTCACCCTCCATTCTAACATCAGCGTCAGTGCCTTGATCGTTGAAGATAACTCCGCCGCCGCCTTGAGTCCTAATCGCTATTTTATTTGTCCCAAAGGTCAGATTAGCCACTTCCAAACCAACTTGGGTTGTTATCACGGGAGTGCCAGTGCTAGTGCTAAAAGTATCGCCGATGAAAATGTTGAATAGACTGCCAATCGTCCCGTTATAACCCCCAGTAATGGTAGCTTGTATGAATTCACCTGTGACACTCGTGATATTATTGGAAGAAGTGCCACCAACTATCGGAGTATTATTTAGGCTGACCGCCGATCCCAATGCCACCTGCGGGTCAATGACCGGCACCATCCTGAAACACTGGATGTTGGCTGAAGCTTTTTGAGTAAACGTTAAATTCCAGCCCAAAGAATTAGTGGTTTCACCAGAACAATCAAATAATTGCGTCGACGTGCCAACCAATCCGTTAATCTGAAACGTAGATGCTGGGACACTGGTGCCGATACCGACACGGTTTGTCGAAGCATCTACAAATAACAAATTAACATCTGTATCACCTTCAACTCGGAAATCCGTATTAGCGTCACCCCCCTCATTGAAGGTAACATTCCCAGCGAAGGTTCTGATAGCCCAATTATTCGTGCCAAAAGTCTGGTTATTGATTTGAATGCCAATCTGATTGGTCAGCGTCGGCGTACCTGTCCCCAGATTAGAAACATCAGTTATCAGAAGTGAAAATAAATTTGTGACTGTTCCACTGTAAGTATCCTGGAATCGAGGAAAGATAACATCAGCCTCGACGTTGGTAATCGCATTAGAGGAAGTCCCGCCAATGCCAATTGAGTTATTCAAGCCGATCACTGTCGTTGTCGCCATTCCTGGGTCAATCGTCGGAACAAATCTTAATGCCTGGGTAGTTAAAGCAACACTCGGATTATGAATAAAAGCAAAATTGACACCAATAACATTAGTCGAAGTTCCAGTTAATCCTAAAATTCCATCCGAAGTAGTACCAGCAATTTCCAATGTAAAATCAGGCGTAGTCGTACTAATACCTACATTAACCGCACCTCCACCTGTTGCACCTAAAATTAAACTGTTGCTTGCTCCTACAATCGCACCAGTCCCAATTGCTGTAGCATTAGTCAGTCCATCTACCCCCACATCAGCAAGATAGCCGATTAAGGTAATACTGTTACCTGTAACATTGGTTATCCCCGCATTTTTACCTATCGCAATGTTTTGGAATCCTGAAGTATTAGCAGACAAAGAACCGACACCAATACCGATATTGTTACTGGCATTAGAATTGTTGAGCGCACCACCACCTAACGCGACGTTAAAATCACCCGTAATGTTAGATTGCAACGCCCCAGTACCAACACCTGTGTTGCCATTCCCGGAAGTATTAGAATTGAGAGCGTTAAACCCAAAACCTGCATTATCATCTCCCGTAGTCAAAGCCACTAAAACATTTTGACCAACACCCGTGCCAAAAACTCCTACGGCTGTTTGATTACCTGCGTTTATTCCCGCATAGAATGCTCCTACTTGCGCTGCCGGAGAATGAATGTAAAGATTGGAATCAGCGTAAATTATCGAACCAGTATTGATACGGAAATTCCCTTCAACTTGCAACTTTTCTACCTGAGCGGATGTGCCAATACCAACACGTCCCAAACTGTCTATTCTCATCCGTTCAAGAGAAACTCCAGAACCAGTCGGAGTAGTATTAAATACTATTCTGCCTGGCATACTGCCCAAGCCAGGCGTTCCATCAACCTGGAAATCTATTAAACCTGTGTAGAGGTTTGTCGCACCATCAAAACCAAGGCCAAATATCTCTAAAGTAATATCACTATCAGACGCAATCGTAGGTGCGGCAAGTGTCCCTTCAGAATGAGCTCCACCAATAAGTGGAAAGATTATACCAGCAGTTTCCTGAATATATCCTCCAAACGTGGGATAAGTATCATCGTGGCGCTGGATAAATTGGAAAGTAGAAGGGAACCCTAAAAAATTTAGAACATCACTGTTAGTACCCAGACCTAAAGCCTTATCGGTGTTATTCCAAAACAAAAAATTATCTCCAAAAATTGTAGTCGCAGTATCCCAAAACGTCACCTGGCCAGGTGAACCAGATCCAGTAACAGCCGATCCGCTAGTCGGCGCAAAAGTAATTGAAGCTCGAACATTATCCAAAGTTCCTACACCTGACGCTGAAGAATCTACTTGTACCGTAACGACATCTCCAGGAGAAACAACCACGTTATTTGTTACGTCATTACCAGTGGTTACTGTAGCGGCCAATGTCGTTGTAAGTGCAGATGGTACGCCGTTAATCCGCACTGTGATGATGGTATTCTGGTCGTAACTATTCACCGACGCATCCACGAATAGACGATTCAAAGTACCCCCTACTGGTGCCACCATACCCGCTTGAGCCTCTACCGTAATGGCCGATCCAGAAGTACCAGGCACAAGATAAAATGTTCCTGGAGCTAACATCACCCCTTCTTGAGCACCAAAGAATAGAAAACCACCACCACCAAATCCCGAGATGTTAGCCGATACCTTCAATCTTCCCGATATTGGATCTACCAGGATTCGTCGCAGTTCCGCCGATAAATCATCAGTCACTGCGAGAAGCGAATGCTGCCTATTATCATCAATTTTTGCGTTTTGGTTTGCCATACTATGGTTCTATAAACACGTCACACCATAAAAAACCGTTCTGCGAATCAATTAAAAGTGTCCTAATATCAGTCGCCACATTATCAGTAACCGCCTTGGAAGATGGCTCATGATTCTCATCTACTTTCGTCGTGTTTAAGACTGGTACTGTGTCGGTAGTAGGATAAATGACAATCAGAAGTCTCCCAGTTACTGGATCGACCAAAAGAGGCACTGGCAAAAGGCCAATGTTATCTTCAGCCGCCATTGCCACATAATCATGATTATCATCTATTCTACCCATATTTTTTCTTCATCTCCTTATCAGCCAGTTTAAGAGAAGTTTGCTGAGACGTGATATGCCTTTGCTCTTTTCTGATTTTCTCCCATTCTTTTTCGGCTGAAAGATTGAGAACGGCCAATGATTTTTTTTTATCTTCAACTTCTTTGATTTTTTGTTCAACTTCTTTTTCTTTCTTTTTCTGTTGCTCATAGAACTTTTCCCATTGCGACATCAACATGGTAGAACTCTGTTTGACAAATTGCTGCTGATCTCTAAGGGAATCCTCTTTGTCTTTGACAGTAAGTTCTCGGAATTGTAATTCCGCCTTCATCTCATCCAATCTAAACAGTTCTTGGATAAGTTCTTCACGATCTCGTCTTATTTGTGTTACTTCTAAGTCAATCTTACCTTTCATCTCTCTGACAGCCTCAAAATCAGCTTGCGTTTTTTGTTGTATCTGAGTTATTGGTTCAAGTAATTTTTGTCGAGCTAATAAAAGCTGTTTTACTTCACCATCTAACTCATTTTTTTTATCAAGACTCAGTTGCATCGAACTATCAAGATCCTTTTGTATCTGCTCTTTTTCTTTTTCAGAACTTGACTTTTGCAAGTTAATTTTTTGCAATTCATCCTTCATCCACAAGGATAAATCCTCTTTCTTTTGAGCCAATCGGATTAACTCATCTTTTTTCTGGTTTTCCACTTCCTGTGGCCTGAATAAACGCATAGGACTACTATTTCTTTCTAAGTGAACATGTGTTTTTGTGCCTAGATGGTGAATCACACTCAGGACACCGTTTAGCTCTATCCCCATAAGTTACATTCAACTTAGCTGAAGGTGAAGATGTACTTAGAAGATCTATAGTGCCTGAAATGATTTCTGGCTGCGTTTCTACTGGTTCTGGAACCTTAGACCCAATTTGCTGCAAGAGCTCTGTTTCCAGTTTCGTTTTATCATCTGCCTGAATCGTTTGGACGATTTCCCCAAAACATTTTCGGATCAGCTCATTCCTAGTCTGATGACTGGTAACCAACTTTTGTTTATTAAGTTCCCGGTCAATCAGGTGATTCGCGAAGTGCATCGCCAAGTAATCCTGCAAATAGATTGACTGCCCTGCTTTGAAGTCGTATTCCACTCCATCCCAAGTGTAAGTAAAATCCTCATCCGTCCAGTTTGTAAACAACATCGCTTTTGCCATATCTCTTTTCTTTAACCGTTGGTGAAGCGGTAATTTAGCACCACTAACGGGGCGTTTTTACAGAACGCCCCCGAAACTGAACCTAAGTTATCCAAGAATATTCGTCACTTCCGGATAATCAATTTGCGCGGTAATCACGCCACCGACTGTAGCTGAACGGGACCACGCTCCTACCACAAGGTCTCCGGCCACTACTGCGTCATCCACCGACCCAGCAGCTGCTGCGTCAATGAAAAGCGGAAAATTATCCGCCACAGTAGCCGCTTTAGCATTCGTTACCGACCCCTTGACCAGATACCAGCCAAACCTACTTGCAATGGTTGCGGCCATAGCAATAGCCACAGCACCAATCGCATTGGGTACTAGTAAGATAGTCAAGAAAGCCTCATCGTAGTTGACCCACGAACCCGCAACCGTTGAAGCTACTCCGGTCAGATAGATATACTCATTTCCTGAGCTATCTACTGCTCGAGTTCCCAATGGAACCTGGACCGAGGTATCCACGATACTGGTATTACCGTGAAAGGCTTGTGGATAACCTGTAAGATTAGCCATACCAATCTAATTAGTGAATTAAGAAGAAGCCCGAGCCGCGATGTAGTCCACCGTCGTACCTGCACCAGGGTCTGCCGAGAAGTCTACTGTCAGAGTATTAGCCGTGGGAACCGCCTTCACGATTGACACTGCGTTCGCGGAAGTCCGAATGACCGCCGACACGATGTCCGTGGCCAATAGTCCTGTTGCAGTAAAGGCGTTTGAAGTACCACCCCCACCATAGACCGCTGTGGTAGCCGCAAGCGCAATTACATGTGAGGTCGGTACATGGTCCCAGAATGTCCCATCAAAGATGAGAGCATCTCCAGCCGTGTAAGGACCCGCCACTACCGTATTGCCCTGGAGCCCGACAACAGTTAAGTTACCAGCACTGTCAAGCGTGGCATCCTTAATCAATGTCGTTGGGGTCCAAAACGTACCGTCAGAAATCAGAATCTGGCCAGTAGTAGGCCCAGTAGCTGATACCGTGAAGCCTTGCAAGCCGACAACTGTTAGTGCCCCCGTATCATCAATGGTCGCGTCTTTAATGAGCGCCACATCCGATGCCAGGTTTGTCGCATCTCCAACCAGAATATGGTTGTGAGTCAATGTAACATCCGCGGCGATAACCGCTCCGCCTTCAATGTCATCCGAGACAATCTTACCCCCATACTTCAAGGCTGGTACATAATCTTCAGCATGAATCGTCATAGCCCAAGAAGTTAAGAGTTAGATGCCCGTAATGCCAGTCAATTTGCCATGACGCTTCGGGTTGGTCGTCAGAAGTTCTCCGCCGAGATAGACATGGCCAACAACTGATGCGGAGTTCGTCGGCTTAATCCAACCAGTCCAACTAAAGCCTAAGCCCATCACCTCAGAGTAGTCATTACCTTCAATGTCCTGAGACTTGAACTTAACCGCTTCAGTTTCCGCGACTGGAAGCGCATACCAGTCAATGTAATCTTCATTGATGAAGAACAAAGTCTGGGACGTTGCTTTTTCATCTGCCAGCACTGGGAATCCTTTGAAGTACAGACCGGTGAAGCCCGTACCACCAATGTAACCAGTACCTGGTTTGCCCATATTCCCCGATGCTTTCATCATAGGGACATCTTTCACAATGCGCTCTTGCGGCAGCAGAAGCTGTTCATAGAAACTGAATACTGCTTCAGTTGTAAGCCCAAGAGTAGGCTTCTGTGAGCCTGAAGTAATCGCATTATAAAGAGTGGACATCTTCAGTAACGTAAGCGTACCCCCAGAAGCCGTCACCGTTGACTGCAAAGTCGGGAAAGTCGCCCGAGACAGGCCGCCAATCGTAGCGACGACACCGCCATCATCCACAATAGCACCAAGACCCAAGAAGTCCTTGCCACCATTACCGGTACCTGTCCCATAGAACAATGTACCAATGTCATCACCCATGTCCTGGGCGGAGGAGGCCATTTCAATGCGGGCCAAGTCTAGGATTTTTTCATCTGTCTGGTTAGCTGAGAGTTCGTCGAGTGGCAATGCTACAGTAATCTGGTAGAACTTAGGAGTATACTCCATGTTCACCCGAGTATCGGAAGCATTGGTTGAGAACGTGTCGAATCCCGCGAATGAAGTACCCGTCACGTTCTTCTGGTACTTAATCGGGAATTTCATGCGCTCCCCACTCCATTTCTTTGCCTTGGTCAGCATCCGTGTGGCAAAGACATTCGAGTTTAAGATCTGGTCCACAACCATTGGCACAAGTTTGCTCTGAGTAGTTGTGAGTACTCTTTGTCCAAAAGCCATACAAGTTTTTTTAGTGAGTTAGCTCGTCCTCACTCCCGGACTACTTGCGCCCAGCCTTTCCCGCGAAAGTCATTGGACGTCATAAAGTCTTTTGGTTGGCTTTCACCTTTGGATTTAACCGACGCGAGCCCAGCTACTTGCTTTTTGGCAGTCACTTTACTAATGTCATCTTCTTTTTTAGTGCTCTGCCAAATTTCGTACGCCGCGCGAAGGTCAATGTTGCCCTCCTCATCAGTAGGTTTATACTTAATCGCAACCTTGATGATTTCATTCCGGATAGAGTTCCCACCTTCTTTGTCGGTGAGGTCCACTCCTTTATCATCACCAAGTTCTTGCAACTCTTTATCCACCCACTGGTTCCAGTGTACTGTTTGCTGTTGCTGTTCTTCAGCTTTAGACTGAAGTTCTGAGAAAATTTCCTCCTTAATTTGCTCTCGAGTCTGTGCGTTATAGCGAGAAAACTTTTCCCAAGCTGATGGTTGTTCTCCAAAGATTTCAACGAACCAATCGGGAATCGAGGAATTCTGCGGTTTCGCGGGTTCCTCTTCTTTTTGAGTAAACCGCTCAACCATCTCATCCTTGAAGGTGCGCAAATCTTTCAATTCTTTATGCAGCGCTTTCCAACGAGGATGCTGGTGAAACGGGAGATTAGTTTCCTCCTGATTTTTTTCGCCTTCAGGGGCAGGCGTCTCCGTTTCTTTTTCCGCTGGCGGGACGGCAGGAATGACTTCCTTGTTTTCCTCTTTGGGCTCTATCGCGCCCTCTTGAGGAATCTGCGCCAATTCTTCATCTGGCATACATTTACGCAGGCTTTTCTAGGTAAGCCGAGGAACCTGGTTAATTAGTAACGTTCTGGGCTCGGACTATTCTCTTCACCTTCTCCAATAGCTTCCAGTGAACTATACAAATCATCCAAAAATCCTTCATAATCCAGTGTCCCATTCATGTACATATCCAGACTCTCTTTGAATATCATCTTTAGTTGTGCGATAGTCTCATTATTTGGTTGCACAGTACCGCCTTTTTTCATTTTCACGTCGCCCACTTCCTTAGGCATTCCCTGTTTCATCGCGCCAAGCTGCATAGTTGCGTTTTCATTCCTATGTGGCATATTAGTATTTTAGTTTGCTCTTGAGCGCTGAAAGTTGCGCTTTAGCTTTTTTTCTTTTCTTGCCAAAACTGCTCTGAGTAGTTGTTGTGACACGGGAAGTAAATGCCATATCAAGTCATCTTATTTTTTAGAGCTGACAACTGGCTTTTTTTAGGACTAGGGATATTCGTGCCAGAACGCCTTGCTTGTGATAACGCGATTGCTACAGCTTGACGTTGCGGTTTTCCATGTCCAATTTCCCGACGGATGTTGGAGCCAATGGTTGCTTGTGAAGTTCCTCTAAGTAATGGCATATCAAAGTGGTGGCAAATTTAAGGCTGACATAAAATCTGGAGTAGATTGTGGTTGTTCAACTGGCGCAGGCGTAGGAGTAACTTGTCTGGGTGCTGGCACTGGTTGCGGGACTACTGGCTGTTCCAGCCCCGGGAACAGAGCCGCGGGATTCGTTTTCCACAAATACAACTGCTTGGCCGACTCTTGGGGATTAGGAAAGTCCAGTTGTTCAAACAATGTCTTAGGGTCAAGTGCCCCGGCAGTCCACAGGTCAACAGCTTCATTACGCTGGGTCAGGCTGTCCTTTGGAATGAGTGAACCTTCCTTCACTGAAACTAACAATTTACGGTTCAAATCCTCTTGACGTAAACTGACATATTCCTGCGCTCGTTCTTCCCCAACAATAGACGCAAAATGGTTTTGGTCGTAGTACACATAGATGAGTTGCGTGAACCAGTTATATGTCAAGTCAACAAACTGCTCGACGTAATCCACGATTAGCGCCACACGGTCAATGTCCTGTCCCTTAACGATAATTTTGCCCCGGACTGTTTGCTCCTGCGTCGTTCCTTGCGGAGTACTACCCCGGATACCGAAAATGTTACGTAGTTCATTCCGATAATCCGTAAGCGACTGGTACACAAACGGCGGCAACGCGGGTGCGGCATCCCGACGCACTGCCCGGTTGACATCCCCCGTCGGCACCAAAATCGTACCGCCACGCCGAAGAGTATCAGAAACCTGAGAGGCTTGCTCCTTGGTAAAACTCTCTCCTGAAACCACCATTCCCCCATTCGTCGCATCCGCGTTCTTGTCAATTTGCGCGAGACGCTTGTTTATCAAATCCTGTAGCGAAAGATTCTGTGAAATCAGCGATGTATCATCCCAAGGATGCAGGCCCAAGTTGAACACCGAAAGAAAAACGTACGGCTTTTGCGCGTGGGCAAAGTGATTCAGCCCTGGTACTGCCTCCTCGGTCTGAGTACCAAACTCATCAGTTTTCTCCTCTGTCGTCTCATAATTCCAGTGGGGATTGCGGTATTTGGCCAGTACCTCGTTTTTCAGTGTCCAAAAGACATACTTATCTGTCCACCATTCAATATACTGCACCTCCGTCCCCATTTTGCTATCCACCATTTGGGTGATGAGAGCCGCTTTTTTGGGGAAACGAGTGGCCAAATCCTCGGCCTTGTCCTTGCGATATTCACCAATGTATTCACCGCTATACTGACTCTCCTCAATAGTCGCATCAGGGTCAAGGATCAGACGTTGCGGCCGTATTACCATTATGGAAATCTCATTCTCCTCTTGTGACCAGCCTACCTTGAGTGCACCCAGAAAGTACAATGACCAATGGCGCAAAATTTGTTTCATCTTCAGCCGAAGCCGGAGCAAATCAGTGAGGGTGACGATAGTTTTCTCGATTTTCATCGCGACTGCCTTCCCCTTTAATGTGTTGTCTGCGCTCACGACTGGCTCGGGATTCTGACGCGTGGCTAGAGGCAAAAACGTCTCTTGCGCTTCAAACAACAGGTTATCTGTCAAGGGACGACGGCCATCGCTGTATGAAACGTTGGAAAATTGCTTGCCTACCCAGTATTTTTCATTCTCTTCCTGCTTTTTGAGCAAATCTCTTGAACCATCCTGCCATTTCTTCTCCCATTTGTTTTTGAGTGAGACTAGATCATCATCACTCATGTCTAGCTCTAGCTCGGGCAGTAGGTCAGAAACAATGCCTTCGTTCGTCTCTATTGAGCGTGGCTTCACCTTGTTGACATCTTGACCAAGTGAAAAAAACCCTGACAGTAAACTCATAACATTTTATACATTACGCCAATCTTCTTCCCGTTCTTCATGCTGATATTGCAAAGGATTATGCGAAATAGTCCCGTGAACACTGATCTCTGGCGCTGTTTGAAAAATTGTTTTATTAGCGTCGAATAATTGCGCTTCTTCAGCAAAACGCGCCATACCAACTCGCCAATAAGCTGTCGCGTGTACCCAATGGTCGTTGCCATCGGAAGTGAGCCAACGAAACTGCGGCGCGCCTAGAATGTCTTGCACCACGACTCGATATAACGTTTTCCAGTGCTTCACATAATCAGCCCAGTCGTCCTGTGTGCCTTGCAGTGGCACACGCCGGTCAGCAAATTCGTCAATCACTACCTGTATCAAACGATTACGGTCTGCTTTTACGTTGCCCCATTCGTCGCCCTGACCCCATTTGATAAGCTGTAAGGTTTTCCTGTCCTTTACATAATGGCACAAGTACACTCGACCAGGATATTTTTCACGCAACTTTCGCGGTTCTGTCAAGTCAGGCAGAGCGTCAACCACTGCGATAGAGCGCGGGTAACGTTTCAAAAGTTCTTCTATCGTCTCCCAGCTTTCTGTAACGCCATAATAAAATAATCCTTGCGCGTTGCCTATTACATAATGTTTTTTCTGTCCACTGTCGCAACCTATCACCACTTTTTGCTGTTGGTTTATGGCTGACGTGAGATTACGCAGGATCACGTCCGGCACAACCGTGTTGCCCTCGCCAACGTAAGGCAAACCCAAAACAAAATTATGAAAATACTCTATGCTCTTGGTCTCGTAGTACTCGCAAATCTGTTGTGCGCTTACCCACGGCGCGATAAACAGTGGTATCCAATACCCCGACCATTCACGCCCCGGATACTTCGCGATCCAGTCGCCCTTGCGGCGTTCTTCATTCGTCAACTCCTTGCTACAATGTTTGCAAACGTAAATCTTTTTCTTCTGGTCAATGCTCTCTGGCCAACTCATCACTTGTTGCGTGTCGCAACCCTTGCACTTAATGTGCCAATTCTTCTGGTCAGACTGCGCCCAGTAACGTGACACCCCGTTGCCCTCGACAGATGGATTGCTAAAATGCCATTCCCATTTGTACTTCGAGTGTTGGAGACGCGATGCGTACTGCGCGATAACGTCCTGCTTGCTCCTGTCTTCTTCGTCAAAAATGTTGAGATCGGACGACACCATCAACGCCGCTTTCTGTGTCCACGTTCCGCGATAATAAATTACGTTGTTGCCAACTTTTTTCTGCTCAATGGTATCACGATCACGAACGTATTCTTTGAGTATAGGATTCTGTTCAATGATACGGTTGACCTTGCCACCAACGAAATCGTTGATGTCGTTAGACGTGGGCAATGTGTAAATGATGTCGAGTCCTTTGTTGCGCGCGGCCCATAGGCTTTTTATAATGGCCATTGTGCTAAAGCCAATTTGCGCGGCTTTCAAAATCACTTGCTTCGGCGTCCAATCAACATAAATGTCGTACAAAAATAAGTGAGAGAGCAAATCGAGCTTGGTACCTTGCTCTGTTTTTATGTTGTAAAGGTCGCAAAAAAGTACAGTATCAACTTCAGCCAACTGCTTGGCCAATGCTGGGGTGATCTCCGGTATCTCGATGTTTTCCTTGCTCACGAAGTGCGAAGGCTAAACCTATAATTTTTTCCAAACCTCCAATATAGACTTGAACGGCTGGAGTACTTTTCTCAGACTCATAATAACCCTTTACCTTATAGGCCATATCTAATGACCTACTCACTGCTTGTGTCTCAGGTTCGTCAGGATTATTCGGGTCTTTTTTATTGAGCAATGCGCGATGCTTCTTAATAAGAAAATCATCACTAATACGATTACCAAAAAGCTCTTGGAACCCTTTACTGTCAGTCAATTTTGCAGGGGCCGTCGCAACTTGATGGTTGTATCCTGCCTCTCGCATAGCCGCACTTACAGAGACTCGTCTATTTTCGTCTATCTGTTTTTGGATAATAGCTACGGCTTTTTTTTGCATTAACGTAGCCATTTTTATCAACCTGCCTTTCCGTATAATTTTTTAAAAACTTTGCCCGTGTACCCTTCAGGCTGACAAAAATCTCGCAAGTGATCTTTGAGGTACTGCTTCGACGATGCGCCTGTGCTGTCAAGATTATACCTCACTGTTCGCCCGCAATTCTTGCAACACTCAACTCGAATGTCAGACGCGTCAACTTCAATCTCAAAATCACACGTCGTCTGTTTATTGCACAATGCTATACTCATAATACTTCCGACAAATTTACGTCTCTACCCTCTTTATCAGCTTGCTTGAAAACATTATCCAGCGCTTCGACTTCGTCGGTTTGTGCCTCAAAAAGTATCGCGCTCTCTGGCCTCACTTTTCTCTTAACACTCTCAACAACTGTTTGCAACTCTTGCATTTTTTTCTCACCTCTTAATAAACAACCGAACAAATACACTGCGATTACACCTGCACCACAAATAAACCCTAACGCGAAATAAATCATACACCCTCTATTGCCGTTTCTTTCGCTGGTTCATCAACTTTTTTTTCCGCCTCCAAGTCTTTGATATCTTTTTCTGATTCTAACTGCAAATTATAAAGCTCCAAAGACAATGTAACAACTTTTGCTAGTGTACTCTCTTTTGCCTTTGCAAAACGCTGTAAAATAACCGCCTTTTTTTCTTCGATTGTGGCCATACTCGAAATTTCTTAATAATAAAAACGCCCAAAACTAGGCGTCCTTTGCTGAAGTATTACTGTAAACGATTGTAAAATTTTGGCTCATAATCTATGCAAAATTTTCTAAATCTATGCAAAAACCTCTCAATATCGACATTATAGCATACTTTACGAAAAAGCGCAAGCCCCATACCTATAACCGAAAAGAATCATCCGCAAAGTCGAGAGCTACGTTGAGTATTGTCCTCCGCTTTTTTGGTGATTCTTCTCTAGTAGCCAGTCCGCCGATCACTAGAGCAGACCAACCTCTCACATTTTATCATATCCAAATGTCTTGTCAATTCACACCCCTTGAATACCTAAATTCCTCCCCATTCTTCCCCGCGAAATCAAGTGACGGATCGTGACGGATAGTGACGGATAAAAAAAATCATCCGTCACTCCATTTTTATGCACGCCCGCTTACATAAAATCCAAAAAAGCGACCAAAAAGTGACGGATTGACGGATGAGTGACGGAAACTTTATACCTATATATATATATATTCTTCTCGTAAAAAAGAAAGAAGTATCCGTCAATCCGTCACGTTTCCAGTGTTTACCCCCATTCTGTGTTGGCCTGCTTGGGTAAAAAAAGAGTGACGGATAAAAAAATCATCCGTCACTGATCCGTCAATCCGTAAATCCCCTTCGCTCAACCTAGCCAAATAAATAGTTATACCGTACAGTACCCATCTTTCCCCCCGTTCTAGTGGCTATCCCCTCGACACCTTAATATAGTTGTCCACAGTTACCCCCTTATTATCCTCTTGACACCATAATAGGCCCTATGCTAAGCTGATTACCAGTTAGATAGCCAAGTACACAACATTCGGACCGGCCAGTACATTGACAACTACAGAATGGAATAATCATAACCCAATATGCAGATAACAATAACTCCCGCCGACCTCGAAAACGACGCCGCTTTTTTCCAACCGTTTGTTGGTAAAAGAGTTATCGTCGAAACTGAAAGTCAAAGTGATTGGATGAGTAGCAAACAAAAGCTTGTTGGCCTACTCCACGAGTTTAAAGGTAACTTCTACCTCCTGAAACAGCGCAATTCCTCCCGTGGTGTACGGCTTACAAAAATAGAGGCGTTCAAAGGCTTCCATGCTACCCAATACGTTAAGAGCCTAACCACAAAATAATATGCCCATCAAAAATCTTGAAAAGATTGTCCATAAATCTAAGCCAAACATCACCGGCGTGCTTGTAACCGATAAACACTTTATCGCTACAGATTCATATAAACTGGTAGAAATCGAGCACAAGGGCGAGCCACTCCCCGCTAAGTGCATAGCGGCCGACCCCAAAGCGTACCCCGAAGTCAGCCAACTCTGGCCAACAGCCAAAGCAGCCCGCACCATCCGTTTTACCGCCGGATACCTGAAGCAGGTTGCCGAATTCTTTGAGAAAAACGGCTCGACCTACATTGACATGGAACTCCAAGATGATAATCTGTCGCCCGTGGTGTTCAAGAGCGCTGGTATCCGTGCCTTACTCATGCAAGCATTAGCAAACTAGGCAGACGCGGGTACATCAGCGCGTCTGCCGGTGTACCCTTAACCAACCAAAAGCAATCCATTCTGTAGCTGCCAGCGCACCTGCTTTGGAAGTTATCCACTCTACCCTATTGCACAGAGTATTTTTTTGTCCTATACTGGGACTAGCACGGTTATCTTGTCCTATGCGTATACCACATTTCACAACAACTCGTATCAGAAAAGCGCCCTCTAAGCAGGTTTTTGGCATACGCATGTCAATAGCCGTGCGGCTTGGGGGGTGCTTTTTTGGTATGAGAACTGGCCATATATGTCTGGTCCTATAAAAAACGACGAGATCGCCAGCCTTCTATGCTCAAAGCCCATACTTGGGGATGTTTTAGGGTACTTTGACACCAGAGACATGTTCTATATCTGGGAGAAAATCAATGAAGAAAATGTTGAAAATATGGGATTTTGGAAGTATATCTCGGACAATAAAATGAACAAACTGATATATCGAACCCTGAAAAACGAAGGCAAAGACCCAGGTTCCCCGCTCTATGGCAAAACAATTTCCAGCCAATTCCTGAATGAAATTGTCCTATTATTTAAGATTCTTTGTATGATAATTTTTGAAAACCAGGAGGACTCCTCCCGTTTAGCGTTTAACGATGGGTGGCTAAACCTCAAAACAATGGAGCTAGCACCTATTGATAAAACGCGTCTGGTTACCTGGCACCTGCCATTTCCCCTTACTGAAATTATGTCATTAGCCGATCTTCCGTCTTCACAGGCCATCCCTACATGGTTAAATTATCTCAACACTACTTTGGTCAAAGAAGATACTACAGAGCCGGATGAAGAACTAATCGAGCTTATTCATGAAATGTTCGGGTTTTTTTTACTTGATGAGCTGAAAGAGGCTAAGGCGTTTTTCCTGGTGGGAACCGGCGAGAATGGCAAGTCGGTCATGCTTTCGGTTATCCGGGCCATAGTCGGCGACGAGTTTTGTAGCTCAATGAACCTACAGACACTTACAATGGACAAATTCGCCCTGGCTGATCTTGTGAGCAAGCGGGTGAACATTTGTTCAGAAGAAGAAAGCAAGTATATCCACTCCTCTAAGTTCAAAGAGCTGGTACTCGGGGATGGTATCGTGGATGCCGAGAAGAAATACGGCTCACACTTTTCATATAAGCCACGGCTAAAGTTCATTTTCTCAACTAATGAGATGCCAACATTTGAGTCGGCCAACCATGGCTTGCGCCGGCGCCTGATGATTATCCCCTTTCATAGGAAGTTCGACGTGAGCGATCCGGTGCGGGACAATAACCTTACGCAAAAGCTCATTGCCGAGCTTCCCGGCATCATCGCCTGGGCAATTGTGGGAGCGCGCAAACTAATAAAGAAAAACTACCTCTTTTCTATGCCGACAGTTTGCGCGGATATGCTGGGGGAGCTGGACGAGGATTCATCATCGGCAATTGAGTTTTTTAGGCGCAATTACGAGTTATCGGAGGACGAAAACCAGTTCGTAAATAATGACGTGGTATATAACGAATACGTTTTTTCCTTGCGGGAGACAAAACGGCATCCCAAAAAAAGAAACATATTTTTTCGTGACCTTTGCCACAATATCCCCAAATTCAAAAAGTCATCACGATCCAAAAATGATGGAAAAATAAGGGGTTATCTACTCTGCCCCCTTGGCGCTATGGCGGAGAAATATCAGATACAACGCATTGCCGAAGGGTTTAGGACGGATGACTTGGCACTCTAGTCCCTGTTGATAACTTGGTTTTTATCTATAAAACCCCAACAAATAAGGTATTTGACATCCTCCTACTTATACCCCATACTGGATATATTATGGACTTGACCAGACCAACCTTCATCGGATCAAAGCTGTGGATAAACCCTAAAGAATCCGAAATGTGGAAAACTTGCCCCATGTGCGGAGATGTAGGTACTACCTATCCCGACGATAGCACTCCAATGTTCTGCTGCGCCTCTTGCCTTTTCAAATGTACTGAAGTTGAATATCTTAACCGACTAAACCACTATGAGAAAAAAACCGGAAGTGCTGGATCAGAATCACCCCCTAGTTCAGTTTCACAATAGCTCTGGCCTCTCCTACCGTAAAATTGGCAAAAAGGTCGGAATGGGGACGAAGAGCGTTTACAACATCCGCAATATGAGGCCGGACGAGATGATGTTGCTGTCAGTCGGTACGCTGATAGCGTTCCAGGAGAAACTGGGAGTGGAGTTGCTGGGTTACATCAAAGAATATACGAATACTAATAAATAGTTTTACACACCTATGACAGAGAAAAAATTGCCAGTGGGGGAAAAAGCGCTAGAGGTCAACCCGTTCGGCGATGGGTTCAAGGAGTCCACGGCCGGAGAGTTCGTTAAGTGGTCTAAAATAGGCCAGCAAATTAAGGGCATTTTCGTGGAGAGTTACAACACGATGTCAGAGCTTACGGGGAAACCTGCGATCATCTATATCTTAGAAAACGAGGCAGGTGAGCCATTCCGTATAGGTTCCCGTGGCAAGTTCTTCGACATGGCAATGCGTAAAATCGTTTCGGGCCAGTGGGTAGGCTTTCTGTATCACTCGGACATCCCCTCTAAGAAAAAAGGCTTTAACGCCATGAAACTGGTCAAAATCTATCCGGGCACCATTGACCCGGTGTGGGTTGAGCGTAATGTCCTGCATGAACATGCCGAGGTGGATGAGGCTATCGAGAATATCGCTAAATAACCCGCTATAGGTCTGACGGCCATGAAACTCACCCGCGCCAATTACTTTACCCCGAAGAATAAGTACCTTACTTCGTCTAAGTTGCGAGATTATCAGTTCGATCCGTACTATTTTTACCGCAAGCACGTCCTGCACGATATTGTCGAGGAGCAGACCTCATCCATGAGGGTTGGCGCGGGTGTTGACTGTTGGTTGACTCTGGGCAAGAAGAAGTTTGACAAAGAGTATGTCATGGCCGAGCGGCGTAACTTGAAGAATCCGCCAAAGAAAGTTACGGAGCTAACGCTATCCGAGTGGAAAACAGTTGAGGCATGTTGTAAGGAGGTGGAGAGGTTGGAGGTGTATCAAGATATTATCCGCTCAAAACCTTTCACGCAAAAAATAATACAATGCTCCTATAAAATAGGAAAATTTGATGGTCTCGCTGGTATCCCTGACTGGTTTATAGAAAGAGGTGATGGGTTTGATATAATAGACCTTAAAACTACTTCTTCTTTAGATAAGTTTTCTTATACTGCCCGCGATCTTAACTATGAATTCCAGCAAGCGTTTTACCAAAATCTTATTCAATTTTATACTGGGACATTGTTGACAAATCCTATATTCCGTTCATATTTATTGGTAATCGAAACTGATCCAATTTTTCCTAGAGCTGGATGGCTTTTAATGGATCAAAAAGGAATTGAACAAGTGAAGGCAACAATATCTTTTTTATTGGATTGTATTGGAAAAGGAGACTATTCCCAAAAACAAATCACTTGGAACGATGCCAAGCCTCTATAAACATCAGCAAGACTTACTGGATAGAAATCCTTCCCGTTACGGCATCTTTTGGGAAATGGGCACAGGAAAGACGCTAACCGCCATCCGGCTGGCCGAGCGTAATGCCACAAGCCCCTTAGTTGTTTGTCCCAAAAGTCTTGTTGATCAATGGAGACAGTACATTAAAACTTGGCACGAAAAAGAGATACCATTTACGGTAATGTCCAAAGAGACGCTCCGGCGGGATTATAAAAAGGTGGGTTCGCATGATTGCCTTATCCTGGACGAGGCCCACAATTGGAGTAACGCCACGTCCCTACTGCATAAGCACACGATGTACTGGCTGGCCAAACACAATCCGCCGTTCATTTATCTTTTGACTGGCACGCCTTATATGTCCTCTGCCATGAACCTGTATGCCTTGGAACGCCTACTAGGCAGGAATCCGTCGTGGTACGAGTATCGGACAAAATTCTTCTATCAGGTGAAAATGGGACAACGGGTAATTCCAATGCAAAAGGATGGTATTGAGGCAGAGCTTAAGGAAATTTTAGATAATATGGGACAGACTGTCCGACTCCAGGATTGCGTAGATGTCCCCGACCAGGTGTTCGAAACGGAATACTTTAACCTCACCCGAGAACAGGAGAACGCTATTTTTGAGGTGGAAACTACTGGTACGGTGCCCATAGTTAAGTGGACTAAAATACACGAGATTTGCGGGGGTAGCCTAAAAGGTGATGGTTATGTTGAGACAAAGCATTTTGATACCGAGAAACTGGAGCGCCTCAAAGAACTGGCACGGGAGAATGATAAACTAATCGTCGTCTGCCGCTATAACGCCGAGGTGGAACGAATCGCTAAAGAGTTGGACGGCCTATTTATAAACGGTTCAGTCAAAGACAGGAATGCGGTTATCAGGAAAGCGGAAGAGGCGAAGAAGTGTGTGCTCGTTGTCCAAAGTGCTTGCTGTGAGGGTTGGCAGCTTAAAACATTTGATCTTATGATTTTTTATTCATATTCATTTAGCCTAAAAGACTGTCTGCAAATGCGCGGGAGAATATCACGCATAGATAATCCCAAAAAGAATGTATATCTAAGCCTGATAGTTAAAAATAGTATTGACGAAGAAGTTTTTGACTGTATAGTAAATAAAAAGTTAGATTTTCATATAGAGTTATTTAATCCAATCCATGTTTAACGAAAAAACTTTCACCTCCAAATTTAACCGTTGGCTTCTCCATTCTTGGCTGGGAGAATCGGCAGTGTTCGAGCTAAAAGTCACTAAGACCAACAGGATGCCATTCAGCGCGGTAAAGCCTCACCAGATACAGAATTTATTGGCAGCTAAGAATGGTAAAGTAATCTACAAAATTCCTGACGATGGGTTTTCACAAAAGCCCTTTGACTGTTTCTACCTCTCGAAAGTGCTGGCGTATGTAGTGGTGTATTTCTATAAGCGAGGAGAGAAAAGGTTCTATATGATACCGGTTGAAGAATTTGTGTTCAGGCAAGAGGCGGCTATTAGTAAGTCTTTCACCTCGGATGAAGTTTTAGGCTGGGATCATTTAACTGGATACTTATGAAAATTTATTGTTTAGATTGTAGCGAAGAAATAAACGAATCTCGTATAAAAAAACATAAAAAATGTTATAAGCATGCGTTGATAGGTATATTATGGAAACAAAAAAAGATTAAACCACGCAATCCGAAGAAATAATATGATGTGTCCCGTTTGCTCTGAATGGTATGATGACCCAGACGATCAGAAGTGTATTGAAATTATGAATATGTGTTTGAGATGTGAAAACGCGGCGGCTGATGTAGATGACTAATATGAAAAAGACCGTCTGGTTCAGTATTCAGTGTCTGCTAATCCTTTTTACCCTCTTTGCGGTATCAACTACAGGAGCGGCGCAAGATGGCGGGACGTTACCCGAAAAGGTAACAGAACCTATTGCTGGTTCAATCCCGCCTTCTGCGGAAA